AACCATCCCATTTGAAAACAAATGGTGTATGGTTCGCGTCGTCACTACGCGCGAAGCAGGAGCAATAGAACCTATTGCTTAGCGATTGTCAAATTTGGCTCGGTTGGCGATTGCACGGTAGCGATTGCGTGCGTGCGGATAGGCTGTTCGTTCGCCTGCATCCTTGCGAGTTAGGAACATTTTTGGCGTCTTGGCATATCTGCCTTCTGCAATCATGACAGGTTCGGCGATGATGTTTTCGACAGATGTTGCCAGTCCAGCCTCAACAGCTTCGTCAGCACTGAACCAGGTTTCATCGGCGAGGAATTGCTTAATCTCTTCCTCGCTGTATTTGCCTTGCATCCGTGCGGCATAGGCTTCGGTAATTCGCTGCTCGTATAGGTCCAGCTTATCGGCAGTCTTTCGCATGTCCATGGCGTTACCCATGGCAATCGTCCACGGACTGTGGATCATTATGACGCCACCCTTGGCAATAGTGATCGTCTTGCCGACCATGGCGATGTAGCTAGCTGCACTGGCCGCGATGCTGTCGATGGCAACATTGACCTCGCCGCGATGCCGTTCTAATGCGTTGTAAATGGCGACAGCCTCGTCTGCCGATCCACCACCCGAATTGATGCGGACAGTGACAGGTGCATCGTCTGGCATTTGCTTCAGTGCTGCCATGACGCTGGATGCGTCAATCATGCCCATCCATGCAGGACCGATGTCATCATAGAGAAACACTTCGCTGGTGTTTGTGTCAAAGTCAAACATCGATTTCGTCCTTTATGTAAATGCTGTTTACTCGAGTGCGAGCGACAGGTGAGTACCCGTTGTAACTGGCGATGTCATCCAAACGTTCATGTCTGGCTTGTATTCTAAATTCATTAAAAAGCGGCATGCCACAAAGCCATCTTGGAACCTGCTTATGAAAGTCAGATGCGCCTGTAACGTGCGGTCCAGCAATGTCGTAGTGTTCTACCATCAGCACCACTGGACTGCAATTTTTCAGCGCCTTGGTCATGATGTATTCATCGATACTGTCGACGTCGATTACTACGAGCGATGCATTGTCAGGAATTGTCGAGTCGTTGTCGAAAGCGCCGTGAATTGAAAAAGCATTGTATTGCAGCAGGACTTCGCCAAGTGATGCGCGGTTGCTAGCGTTCATCTCGTATGCATGCAAGTGCCAGCCTGCTTTCACAAATGGCTCGAGCGTTAGCGGAAGTGACAAACCGTCACCAGCGCCAATTTCGACACACACTTTGTCAAAGTCGTAGTTCTCGATCGCCATTTCCATAAGCGCAACAAGCATTCCTTGCTCACCAAATTGCCAGCCTGTAGCGTAATCGGCAAGCCACTCAAACCCTGTCGTAAACCATTTCCAATCATCCGCCAGCATATCGCAAATCCCAGTCTTCGGTTGCTTGTGCTACAAGCGTTGGCAAGTCATCCGCCGAATTGCCGATCAATGCCGCTTGCAGCATGTCTTTCGATTGCTCGCAATGCTTCGTTGCCAGTGCTCGATCATGCCCAGCCTTTTCAATCGCGTTGCCAAGGGTTGTTTCCCACTTGACATAGAACGTTTCGATTTCGTTTAAGGCATTCGGTTTCTTGCTGTGCTTTTCCAGTCGCTTAGCTTCCACTTCTGTCATGTGCTGCATCAGCGATCGCAGGCTAGCATTTGTTGTGTCTTCCTCGCCTGTGGTTTGTGTGTTATCCGGCTCATTGGCTGGTGGCGGTCCTGTGCCGCTGCCAGGCGTAATTGCCGGATTCTCGTACACATCGCCACCCTCATAGGGATTCATGTCCAGCTTGGCGCGTGCCTCGTTTGGCGAGTAGATGCGGCTGGTTATGCCAATGGCAAAAGTTTCCATCATGGTCTTGTGGTCTGCACGCAGCAAATCAGACACCATGAATTTAAAAAAATACCGTTCTGATTGTTGGCTAAGTAGCTTGCGGTTGCATTCTTCCTCCCACTTCACCAGCCATCGCATCAAGCAGTTTTGCAGATATGCAAGGTTCTTTTGTTCCAGGCTGTTGTAGCTAACGCTTTCGTTATCGCCGAGGATGCTTTCAAGTAGGAACCACAGTGCAGCGTCTTGCCGCTGGTATCTGCGGTGTTCTACCATCTGCGCTTCTTGGCTGTTCATCTGCACGACGTTGGCCTTGATGCCGCGAGTTAGCAATCCCGCCTTGTCGGCGTTCTCGCTGCCGCTGTGGTACGCGTTGAAGTCGCTGATAAACTGCCGTGCATCTTCTTCCTTGCGGAATGCTTCTGGCGGTGCCTCTAGCAACATCGCCGCCTTAAAGCCTTTCTTAAATCCATTCAAAATCCGCCTATCAGATTCAAGGCCAATGGCCCATGAATCGCTTGCGGCCTTCCACAGGCTCACGCCTGCGTAGCTGTCGAAGCCAAGCCCAGGAATATGGATGACCTCCGCATCATTAAACATGATGTAGTTTTCCCTGTTCGGCTGCTTGTACTGCAAAATCGCGTCGTCTGCGTCATTAGGCAGGTGCAGGTAGTACTTTGTGCCCTTTATTAAATCAGGTGCAGTCTTTCCTGGATGCAGCGGAATTAACTGTGTTGGCCTGTTGCTTTCTCGAACTATGTATGCGTAGGCATTCCCCCACAGGAGTGCATGTGATTGCAAGGTCTCCTTAAACATAATTGGAGATTGCCATGCGTTCGGTGCCACTCGCAATAGCTTATATGGTGCTATGTCAGTTGCAGGCTGAATGTTTCCATCAACCGTTTTGCGGTAGCAAATCAGCGGCAATTGACCCACATGGCCAGCGATCTTATTAACTGCATACCAAATCGGGGGATATTTGATTGCCTCTTCTGGCGTTACATACTTGCCGCTTGTTGAGCCAACCAGCATTTCGGAAAGCCAGTTGGTCAGATTCATAAAATTAAACATGGCTTTCCTATGCAAAAAATGCCTTGCCGCTGTATGTAGATGGTGCGGAATTGACAGCACGGAATGCCATCACGGCCGCCACGATCGGGTCAATCTTTTCCTTTGATGTCGCTTTATCAAACATCCATCTATCCGCCCGATCTTTTACTATCACCGCATTCCCGGCACACCACCGCAAAAGATAGTCGCCGTTGTGTGCTATCCTGCCATCATTGAGGCAATTCAGGAACTCTCGGATCTGCTGGTCAAACTGCACGTAATTTTGTGGCATCCGCACAGGCTTCAAGCCCTCCTCCTCTAGCTCATTGGCTAGGTGCATGGCTTGATACGGATCATGTGCAATATACTCAATTCCCAGTTTTTCGCATTCTTGAATTAAATCGTCGCGAAGTGCTGGGATTGGATGTCGGGAGATGTTGATAAGCCCCGACGTTATAAACCTTGCGAAAGGCTCAGCTGTAAGATCTCGCCGCGTGTCCTTGGCGATGTAGGATCGCTGGCGGAACTCATACCGATAGATCGGGTGGTCGCCTGTGTCATCTAGGATGAACCTGGCACACAGCACAAAGGAACAAAGGTCATCGCGTCCGCCAAGGTCAAATCCTGCCGCGATTGCATCCGCTTCCTTCCAATCGCTTAGTTCTGCCTCGCAGTCATCCCACGTATCCAGATCGATAGCCTGCTCTGTTGCGGATACCATGATGTTGCAGTGGTATCGCTTGAATCGGTTCATGGATACGCTGTCATTCTGTGCCTCGCGTGCCATCTCGCGAAGGTAATCTTCATTGACCGATACGCCAAGATTCGGATTGCTTTTGATCCACACAGATTCGTCTAGTGGATCATCTTCTTCGTCAATGCTGGCGATGTAGCCAAACACGCTTTCGTCGTGTATCGCACCTTCCAAAACGTGCTTGATGTAGTCCGTCTCTTCGCGCCACAGTAGACTTTTTTCGTCGCCTGCTGTTGTGATCGTGCAAATGACAGGTTGCGGCCTAGCACCGGAGCCTGTTCGCATGGTGTCATAGAATGGCCTGTGGTGCTCTTTAAAAGCGTGTAGCTCGTCAAAGAAACACCCGTGAGGACTGAGGCCATCGAAAGGCTTGTCGCTTGCCAGTGGCCTGATGAACGATTGCGTCTCTGGGAAGGTGATGTTGTCGCGAAGTATCTTGGCTCGTTTCATCAACACAGGCGATTGCCGGATCATGCTTTCGCTGTCGCGGAATAGCAACCTGGCTTGATCGATCTTTGTGGCGCCAATATAGACTTCGGCGGATTGCTCGCCGTCTGCCATAGCCAGGTAGATAGCAAGACCGCCACACCAGGTTGTCTTGCCGTTCTTGCGCCCCACTGAAATGTGTGCACGGCGGAAGCGCCTTGTGCCGTCTTGCCGCTTCCAGCCCAGCAAACACGCATTGCAGAACATTTGCCACGGTGATAGCTCAAACGGCTGTCCTGCCCATTTGCTCTTGGCATGGCGGAAGGCAACAGGAAAGAAAAGGCAGGCGTCTTCTGCTTCGTTTTCGTCGAAGTAGTACGGGAAATCTTTTGTGTTCTGTCTTTGTAGATCAGCTACATGGCGTGCGACTGCGTGCCGAACATACTTACCACATGGCAAGTCGCCGGACAGTATTATGTCGCAGTATCGCTCGACCTCCTGGAGTGGCTCGCCAAACTGTATCAATTCCGATGTGTCCTCCGCTTGAGGAACAGCGTCATTGGATCTTCTGCGTCCTCGTCCTTGGTTGGCATTTGCAGCGTTGCACGGCTTTGTGGTGTCCATCCAAACTGGCGCCCTAGCTTGTCCAGCCGATCCACGCAGCTCGTCCACGCAATCCGCAATTCTTTATCCACCGGATTGGCATCAAATAGCGGTTGAATCTTGCAGTAGGTTTGCCAAGTCTGGCAATACAGCATCAAGGCGTCTTTGTCGAGGTTTGTAAGCACCTCTGGCGGTAGTGCCGACACAATCCGCTTCCACATCTCTGCGGCATGTTCGCCAAGGTTGCCTGGCACTGGCATCGGTGCCGGTTGTACTTTGTTGTCAACACGGCCAGCGTGCCGATGCTTGCGGTACGTGCCGTCTTGCAAATGCTGTTCGGTTGGCTTTCCTGGCCTACCGCTTGCACCTTTAACCCCTGGCATTATTTATCTCCTCGTGTCGTCGCCTGTGACATTGCTTGCAAAGTGCAATCACGTTGTTCGGATCAAGTCGCCGCGATCGGTCGTCGTTAATTGTGGTGATGTGATGACATTCGACAGACGCCACCACAAGGCCACGCTCTAAACAGTCCTCGCACAATGGCCGCTGCTTGCGGATATTTTCGCTCATTCGCCGCCATGTGCTGTCGTATCCGTTTTCGTTGGTGGTCTTTGCGTTCTTTCGCTTGTCGCATTGACCACAGCGACCATCGACTATTCGGCTGCACTTGGCACAGAATCTCATTGCCTCATGCATCCTTATTTGCTGCTGCTTTTACAAGAAGTAATCCTTGTGAATACACAGTCTTCGGTGCCGCTTCGTCGCGCAGTGCATAGCGGAATTGGCCGATCTCGTCAGTGACTGCCGATGGATATGCGAAGGTGACGATGTTGTTGTTGTCGCCACTGACGGTGACGCTTGCAGATGCGACGACACCTGTGTCGCCTGTTTCCATGTCCTCGAACACAACCGTTAGCGTCTTGCCGGATAGATCAAGTGCTGTGGTTCCGTCCGATTGATACACGACCAAAATCTGATTGATTGTTTCGCCGACATAAGCAATCAGGTTTGTGGTGTCGGTGCGTGTTGGCGCGAAGGATGCTGCTGGAATGATTGTTGTCCCACCACCACCGCTTGCATCGCGGATAGCCTCTAGCGTGTCAGTGCTACTTGACCACGTAGCACCCTTAATCTCAGTAAACGCACTGGTCACGCCGCTAGATGTTGCCAGTCCGGATTGAATCGCAGCAATCGCGTGAACGTGGGTCGTTGGGATAATGATAAACTCATCACCTACCTGCGGAGCGGAAGTGAATGCTTCCTCGACCGTGATAACGCCGTTGGTGTTTGTGTAGGTCAAAATCGGTGAGTTTTGCTCTGCGATGCTGGACCCGTTGACCCATAGCAATACAGCATGTTTGAACGCACCCGTTGGATAATTAACCGTACTGCTAAACGATGTTGTCGTGGGACTCACAGCACTTGTCACCACACCATCGACAGTCATGTTAGCCTTGCGGAGTGTGTCCATGAGCTTACCAAATGTGCCTGCTGTTGTGTGGCCTGCGTAAGCCTCATCCCAAAGTCCATCAGCAATGACCCCTGGGACTGTCGCCCAGTCTCCTTGCAATACACTGAACTGATAGCCGACCTCATTTGCTATGTCTACTTGTATTGGCTGCCCTATAAATGCGTCAATTTTTCCATCGACAAGTGATGTCGGTAGCCTGCTTTGAATATCCTGCGTGTCAGTCTCAATATTTGAAAAGGATTCGCTTCTTGGCTGAAAAGTTGCAGTTGTAACAGTCAGATCATAAACCTCATTGGCAAACCCACCCGTAGCTCCAACAAACGCATTGAGACGATAAGCTCCGGCAGGAACGTCGGTAAACGCCACACTATAACGATTCTTATCGTTTGTTTTCTCAGTTGCCGTTTGTGTATCTACGACGGTATCACTACCGATTGCAAATAACTTGCAACTAAGTGTTAGCCCTGTTCCTGCCGAAAACTCAAGCGTCTGTGTTGCCATCTTCCTCTTCCGCAGTTAGTTGCTGTTCAATCTTTTGGGCAATCGGTAAGAGTGATACAGAGGCATTAAGTCCACCTTGACGAACAGCAATGTCAAGGGATTGCATTACGAGCTTTGCTTCTTGTTCAGTGAGTGTTACTGTCTTAATCATGGTCGTAGGGTATAAGATAAAAGGGAACCATCTTCTGCAAACACCAACTCATATGGAGCTTGCAGCTTAGAAACATCAACGATACCAGATAAACCAAGACCTGCTTCGATAGTAAGAAGCATCTGCACTCTTGCGAAGGCTACATCAATCGAAGCCTTGGCATTGGTTCCCATTGCTTGCAGGATTTCAATTCCTGTTGGCTGATCTCCTTCAAGAGATGGGTTGCCTTCAGCATCTTGGTTTCGATACCAGAATCGTTGCACGGTGTCATAAGCAGCGTTCAGTTCATTATCGAACTTGGCGTTAGCCTCTGCCAAAAAACCCTTGGCTAGCTTGTCTGCTTCTGGGGTGGTGTCTGCTGAGATGTCGAAGATTGCCATTTGTTATTCCTTATGTTGCAATTAAACCTAGATCACGGATTCGACTTAGGAGTGCGTTGAGTTGAGTTATCACGCTAGCCGCATCGGTTGCGTCTGCTACGGCGGTTGGCTGTACGACTGGCGTGGCGTTGAAGAATCCGATCTTTTGCGTTGTCGCAGTGCCGATTTTGGTGCCGGTGGTTGTACCGACTTCAATATTGAGAGCATCAGCAATCGTAAATAAACCTGCGGCCCCTATCGTCAACCTCGTCGTCCCATCCGTCTGTAGCTCCAGCGCCCTAGCACTGCCAGTGCCCGCTTTCTCTGTGCCGATGCGAAATACGTTGCTAGACCATTCCAGTTTGCCGCGCTCGTAGTTTGAGGCGTTGGTGAATGTGTTGTAGATTCGGAAGGTTTGAGCGTTGGTGAGGTTGCGTTGGGCCACAATATTTGCCCCATCGCTCATAATAGAACAATGTAATGCACCACCGATTAAACCATTTCCGCTGTTCCAATGAAACCCCCGTGAGGAAGCTACTGTGCAACCAAAATCTCTTATTACAATCCCCGCCGCAAAAGTTGAACTAGTTCCAAGAGCTAAATTCCCATCTGGGAATCCAACACAATGGCTTCTCTGCGTATCTGTAATTACTGCCGCATTTCCAGATCGTGATACCGTGATTGATGAATTTTTATTGATGGCAATCCTACTACTCCCGCCCACCTGCAAATCCATCAGCAAACTAGACGAACTGCTCGCCGTGTCCGTAACGTTCAGCTTCAGCCCCGTAAACGTGACAGCCCCATCATTCCAGGTCTGAGTTGCATCAACTAGCGGCGTAGATGTAGTGACTGTACCGCCAGTTGCGGTAAGATTCTTAAACGTCGGTGTGTCCGTAGACCCCAGCCCAATCAGCGTACGAAAGGTACTCGCACTCGATAGAGCGTCTGTCTTTATCTGGGAGAGGTCTAAGCTAGTTGCTGCCATCACTTACCCTCTGGTTTAATCTGCTCGACCGCATTGATTGACGCTGACTCCAGCACTGCAATCTTTGCCGCGAGTGCCTCAATCTGCGTTTGCTGCTTGCGGATTACGTCCGCTGTGGCTACTTCGACGGTTTCAACGGATGGTGTTTTCATCGTTTACTATTCTCCAGAACGGCAATGCGCAATGCTTGGTCATGCTGTCGCTCTTCGACCTCACGCAAAGCATCTTGCAGTTTGTTAATGCTTGTGGCTAAGTGCTCGATTGTTGCACGTAGCTGAGATGTTGCTGACTGCATATTGGCGACAAACCATATGCCACCACCAACCATGGCGACACACTGCACAATGAAGGTAGCTACCACGATTAAGTCCGTAATGCTCATTGGTAATCTTCCAGGCGACCAAGCCCTATTTGCAGGGTGCTGTCGTCAAAAGAAGGTGGCGGTTGTTGTTCTACTGCTGGTGGCCGTGTGCCACGATTTGCAAACATATAACCGCCCATGCCTGCCGCAGCCATTGTAGCCAATAGTCCCAGTAATGTCCCAATGTTACTTTGTGGCGCTGGTGGCATTATGATTGGCGCTGGGTGCGTAATGTCTCCGAGGATTGTTGTGCCCATGTCTTCCTCGCTGCGCATTACACCCTCATCGCCAAGTGTTTTGCGGAACCATTTATTTTCGGCCTCCTCGTTTGCTGCCTGCCTCTTCTGCGAATCACGCAACCAGTTAAACGCTTCCAGCGTTATCCACTGAGTCATCCGTCCTTGTCGGTCCAGGTGCTTCTGTAGTGCTTCCTTGGGAGGTTCGATCGAACTCATTGATGATCTCGTTTAGCAAGTCGGCACTATCGCTTGTGAGTGCAGAAAGCATCCTGCCCGACCACTGATTTGCAAGTGATCGAGCAGTTGCGTTATTCCTGGCGATCCTGGCCGCCAGTTCCTCAAAACTCATCAGCTGCCGCCTTGCTGCACCGTTGGTGAAGCAATTGGCGTAGCAAGCACACCGCTGACAGCGCGGCTACCGAGCACCGAAGGTTCGGTTGGAATGCGAGTTACAACAGCAGCAAGCACACCGGCAGCTTGGCGGAACACTTCGCGGCTGTTGTTGTTGGTGCTTTGCATGTTGGCTGCTGACTCAGTAGCCATCATTGCGGCCATCCCATCTGGCAAATCAAAAGGCATCTTACAATTCTCCGTTGGAGGTAACGTTACCACCCCATCTCCGACGATAGGTGTTTCATTCATTGCGCCGCCCGAATAATGTTTTGCACATCAAGGACAATAGCTTCGCCCGGCTGGTATGTCTCTTTGTCGATGACCTTGCCGGTTCGCCCATCGGCAAGAACCATCGTGGTCGGCGGTAGTGCCGCCAGCACTTCTGCCTTAATCTGTGCTATTAGTTCCGGTGTTACCTCCGCCGGATCGCCTTTGTCGCCCTTCGGACCACGCATTGCCGGATCAGCTTTGATTTGCTGCGAGATAGCGATGACAATCGCCGCAATCTGCTCGGCAGTGATCTCAGCATCTTTTCCCGGTGGTCCTTGCGGTCCCGCTGGCCCCTGAAGTTCAGGCTTGTCTTTTAATCGTCCCCACACTTCTTCCGCTATCTTGTCAAAATCCGGCTTACATGGCAAACATGGCTAGTCAATCGGTCGCAGATTGCTTGCTGGGTCCAGTCCTGGTTGCGTGACTGGAGTGCCTGGATTGATCTCGACTTGCACACCACCACCCGA